TCCTTTCTCTTATCTGGACAGGAACAAACCGAATCAGTTCGATGTCCTGCGTCTTCGGAGTTATTGCTCGGGGTTGGGCAGAGTTCGCCCCGTCTCGAGTCTCTGCATATTGGTTCTGGTTCTTACGGTGACGCGGTTGCGGCCTGGTCGGAAAGAGTCCTTTCGATGACGTTGTTCGATTGGCAAAAGGTGGCCTTGAATGGTCAATTGACTCATGATGAGAATGGTGACCTTGTTTTTCGTGAGGCGTTGACTAGCTGCGCCAGACAAAATGGAAAGTCGGTCGCTCTCACCTCGTTATGTGGGTACTTTTTGACGGACTGGTCAGCGATGCGGGGAAAACCTATTCACGTTCTTTCCGTTGCCAACAAACTTGATCGCGCGGTTGCAATCTTCAACGAACTTGCTCCGGTACTCGAGGCACAATTTGAAGGCCATGTGACTTGGTCGTATGGACGCAACAAAGTTGAAATGCCGAACGGCTCAACGTGGGAAGTCAGGGCTGCAACGCCGAACCTTCATGGCGGAACTTACGATCTCATTGTGGTTGACGAAATCTGGAACGTCTCCGAAGAGGTCTACTTTGACGCGTTGCGCCCGTCACAGATTGCGGTCAAGTCTCCGCTTCTTTCCTCCTGGTCAACTTCAGGCGATGAATCTTCAAAGACAATGCAACGACTTCGCGAGGCAGCAATTGGCGCAATAGATCAGCAGAAACAGACCCGTCTTTACTTTGCCGAATGGAGTCTCCCGTCGGTTGACCCGAACGACGAAATCAATTGGGGCTACGCCAATCCCGCCCTTGGGCAGACCATTACCCTTGAGGCGTTGCAAGCAGCTGCGGAAACTCCAGATCGTGCAGCGTTCCTCCGCGCCCACCTCAATCTGTGGGTCTCGTCGGCGGACGCTTGGATTCAGCCAGGCGTTTGGGACAAACTGTTCACCGAATCAGATTGCCCGACAGGGGGTGTCCTTGCCGTCGACTCAAGCACAGGCGGAGAAAAGTATGTCGGCATTCGTTGCGGACTTACCGAAGAAGGCAACATCATTGCAACAGTTCAATTCTCCACAGAGTCCCTCAAGGAAATGTGGATAAAGATTAACGAGGCAATGGAGGCAGACCCGAAGTTGCGTTTGGCAATTACTCCGGCACTTGACCTTCATACGCCCGAGAAGTTAGACCGGCGACGTCAAATTTTCGGCTACGCCGAGGTACTGAAATTTACGGGTCTTACTCGCTCGCTAATTCTCGAGAAACGCATCTACCACCGAGGCGAAGAACTGTTAGCAACCCATGTCAACCGCGCCGTCCTTGCCCGCGCAAACGGTCAAGTCGTGATCAGCAGTCAACGCTCCCCTGGCCCAATTGAGGCAGCGCGACTTCTGGTCGTTGCAGCCGCTCTTGTTTCCCGCCCGTCAAATACTGGACGCGCAGCAATGGCGTTCGGAAGGTAGTTGCATTTGCAACTAGTTTGTGGGAGACTCCATCCGTGGCGTTCTTCTCCCGAAAAATCACTACCGCTGAGTTTGCATCTTCGCCCGTTAAAGCAGCTGCCGGAGTCGGCATGTCTGGCATTCCTCCGATGTATGCATGGTCAAGCGGAACATTTGAGCAGATCGCCCTTAGTCTCCCGACGGTGTCGCGGGCGAGAGACCTTCTCGCCTCGACCATCTCAGGTCTCGAGTTCCGCCAGTACATCAAGCAATGGAACGGCGAAGAGTACGAAGAAATCTATGTGCCGAACGAGTCGTGGATGGAAAACCCTGATCCAAAAGTTCCGCGCCAGTTCATATTGGCTAATACGGTTACGGACCTCTGGATGACTGGTAGGGCGTTCTGGGCCGTAACTTCTCGTAACGCAACTGACGGACGCCCGATGAGTTTTGAATGGCTACCGTCCGCCAACATCCAAACTCCCGATCAAGTCGGCCCACAATTCTTCGGCATGCCGAAAGAGATTGAGTTCAACGGCATTCAGTTAGACCCGAACGAAATCATCACCTTCCTTGCGCCGACAACTGGTCTCATGTATTCAGGTCGACGCGCGGTCAGCATCGCAACTCACCTCGATCAGTACGCAGACCGCGCAGCAACGATTGAAACCGTCCCTGGTTATTTGCAGCAAACTTCAGCGGGCGAGACAATGTCCGGTGAAGAACTTGGAGACCTTGCAGCGCAATGGGCGCAGGCTCGTCGTGAAGGAAACGTCATCGGCGCACTTAACAACTATGTCAACTTTGTTGAATTTGACCGCGACCCGCTTGAAGTCAACGCAGCGCAACGCGAATACCAAGCACTTGACCTCAGCAGAATTTGCTCCGTCCCCGCTTACCTCGTTTCGGCACCGACGCCTGGAGCGTCAATGACTTATCAAAATGCGTCTCAGGCTCGCCAGGATCTATGGCTCTTCGGGGCGCATATGCTGGCTACGGCCATTACTTCTCGTCTCAGCATGAACGATGTTGTCAGTCGCGGACGCTACGTCAAATTTGACACAGACGACCTTCTAGCCGTTGGCGAAATGTCAGATGTTCTAGTCGAACCACAAGTTCCAGACCTCGAGGAGATTCCTTCATGATTAAGTTCACCGCCGTCCCTGTCACTCTTGACGCAGCAGCTGGAGAAGATGCACCGCGCACCATCACCGGCATTGCAGTCCCATGGGACACCGTCGCAACCGTTTCAGGTGGCGAAAAGGTCATGTTCAAGCGCGGAGCCTTTGACTTGAATGCCAAGTCCGCGCGACTTCTTGAAAACCACGACGGACGCCCAATCGGCATTGTCAGCGAACTTGTCGATCTAGACAACGGTCTCGGCTTCAGTGCCACGTTTGCCCGCAGCAAGGCTGCAGATGACGTGGTCGAGTTGATTCAAATGTCTGCATACGACTCAGTTTCAGTCGGCGCAATTCCAAAAAAATTCAAGTACGACAAAAGCGGCGTCATGATTGTCTCGTCAGCCATATTGTCAGAACTCTCGGTTGTCGCAGTACCGGCATTTGTCGACGCGACCATCGATTCCATCGCTGCCTCAGAACCCGACCCAGAGGTCGAAGAAGAGTCAACCGAACCCCAACCCGACACAAGTCTCCAGGAGGAAACAATGTCACAAGAAAACCAAGTCGAAGCCTCCGCGCCCGACGCCATCCCAACATCACCAATTTTCGCTTCAGCACGACGCGAATTCAAACTTCCTTCAGCGTCTGAATACATTGCGTCATTCGTTCGCGGTGGTCACGACTTCGCACAGTTAAACGACAACATTCGCGCAGCCGCTCCAGACATCACCACAGTCGATATTCCAGGCGTCATCCCGACCCCCATCGTTCAAAATGTGTTCAACTCGTTTGTAGGCTCGCGCCCTCTCGTGGATGCCACAATTCTTCGTCCGATGCCCCAGGGAGGCGCAGTCTTCATTCGCCCTGTAGTAAAAACAAACAGTTCAATCGGCACTGCAACACAGAACACGACAATCACTGCTTCAACTTTTGAAATTGAAGACGTACAAATCACCAAGACAATTCAAGGTGGATACGTTGAAATCTCAGAGGCTTCAATGGACTGGTCACAGCCAGAAGTTCTCGGCGCATTGTTGGACGACATGGGACGCGTATATGCAGATCGGACAGACCTGCTCGCTTGTTCAGAGTTGCAGACTGGCACAACCAACAGCAACAACTTTGCAAACGCATCAATCGCAGACCCTGCATATTGGGTCGAGTGGATGTACACCGCAGCTGCAGACATCCTTTCGGGTTCAAACGGAAACCTTCCGTCAATCCTTGCAGTGTCACCAAACGTCTGGAAGTTGATGGGTTCACTTAGCGACACCGCAGACCGTCCGTTGTTCCCACAGGTCGGCCCGATGAACGCATACGGTTCACTCAACGTCGCATCGACACAGGGCGCATTCGCCTTCGGTCTTCGCGTCGTAGTTGACCGCAACTTGACCTCGGCTGGTATGACCATCCTTGACCCTCGTGCGCTTGAGTCGTATGAATTGGCGAAAGGGGCCATATCAGTGGAGATGCCCTCTCAGCTCTCGCGCCAAATTGCGTTCAGAGGGTACTGGGCATCAAAGGTCATTGACCCAACGCTCACCATCAAGGCTGCGTTCGTCTGATTCAGACGAACTCTTAAAGGGACTGAACGATGGCTACTTACGATCTCGCGTTTCATACGCGCCTCGATGGGTACGCCATTCTTCAGACCTTTGTTGAGACTGGTATCCAAGTCGGAGACTCCGTTGTCATTGCAGGCGCAGGTCATGGATTCTCGGGTACACATACCATTGTTTCAACACAAGACTTTGAATTCATCGGGGTATCTGACGAGGGCGACCTTGAATTTGACTCCGATGTAATTCGTCTTTACCAGTTCATGTATGTCAACGCAGGCTCAGACTTCACTCGGTCTACTGCTACCGGCACAGTCACCTTCACCCCGTCTGTGTCTTGGATTGTTGCAGCTGATGTGACCTCATGGCTCGGCATCGACGTGGCAACCGCTAACGACACGGCCTTCATTACGGTCTGCGTTAACGCTGCCAACAACTACATCTATCGCAAGCGTCGCGAAGCGGGCTACACCGATTCGCAGTCAACGGTGCCAGGTGCCGACGTGAAACTCGGCACAATTATGTATGCAGCAACCCTCTATCGTGAGCGCGGATCAGCAGACTCCTTCGCCTCATTTGATGCAATGTCTTCAATTCCCATTCCTTCAACAATGGGACGTATTATGGCTCTAATCGGCTGCGGAAGACCACAGGTTGCGTAATGGCTGCAACAGGAATCCTCGTCGACGCAGTCAACGCAATCAAAACACAACTCACCGCTCTCGGTCTCAAACCCGTAACAGATCCCCGAAACGCGCGCCCAATGTCCGTCATGATTGAACTCCCCGTCATGACTTCGTTCACTTACAACGTCGGCGACTTTCGGATACCCGTCAGAGTCTTGGCAGCCCCTCCAGGCAATCAGGACTCAGGCGACTATCTCATGTCAACTGTTGACACAATCATGAACTCGCCCATCGCAGTTACAGACGCCCGTCCAGGCAATGCAAACTACGGCGGGCAAGACATACCCACATACGACCTCACGGTGGCAATCGCCGTGAAGAGAAACTAAGGAGCCACCAATGGCAACAAGCACATTCCTTTCTGGAGCCACCTGTAACATCACCCCAACTGGCGGATCAGTAATTGACGTCAGCGATCAACTTTCTAAATGTGAAGTAATGGTGGGCTACGAGCTCCTTGAGAGCACATCGCTATCAGATACAGGTCGACAGGCAACAAAAGGCCTCCAATCGGTGGCAGTTAACCTCGACCTCTATCTTTCATACGGCGTCGGAGAAATCGAAACCCTTCTTGCAGCAATCGTCGCAGCGGGTTCATGCACAATTGTTGTCTCCCCTTCTGGCACAACCGAAGGCCCGAGCAACCCTGAATACACCATTACGACGTGCACACTTGACGCAGCTCCGGTCATCATGTCGTCAATCGGCACCCTTGCCGTAGCCTCAGTGAGTTTCACTAACGGCACCTGGGTACGAGACATCGTCTAAAAAATAGAAGAGGGAAACAAATGAAAATCCGACTACAAGTAACACCGATTGAAGGCGACCCATATGAATGCGAAACGAATCTTTTCGTTGTCGTGGCATGGGAACGCAAATTCAAACGACAAGCATCCAGTCTCGCAAACGGCATCGGCGCAGAAGACCTTGCATTCTTTGCATTCGAATCTGCACGAGCTGCGGGAATCACCACCCCGCTCGCCTTTGACGAATTCATCAAGAAAACAAAGTCCATTGAGGTCGTGTCGGAGGATGCTCCAAGTTTTACAGAAGCGGCAGTTTCCGACGCTCACTAGCGGAGGTTCTTGTCGCGACTGGATACTGGACACCCGACATCCCATTCGACACAGACGATCTCTTCACGGTTGTTGACGTGTTGAACGAACAACAGAAATCACAAAGGAGCAGACGATGACAACTAGCACATCACTTGAAGTCGTCGGCGTCCGTGACGCAATCCGTTCCCTCAATAAAATTGAGCCTGGACTGCGCAAACAGTTCACCGCCGACGCAACAAAAATTGCTGCACCCGCCATCCAAGAAGTTCAGAAGGGCTACACAAAAGTTCCTTTGTCTGGTATGGCTCGCAAATGGGAACAAGCCAACAAGAAGATATTCCCCTTCTCCGTGTCCAAGGCAATCGCTGGAGTCAAATTAAAGGTTGACGCTTCTCGAGAGGCAACTTCGCTGATCTACATCACCCAGACAAATGTCGCAGCTGCGGTTTTTGAAGCAGCGGGACGCGCCAACCAAAACCGCCTCGGGGATTCCCTCGGGCAGTTGCGTCCGAACCATACGCGCATCCTCGGGCCTGCCGTGTTCCGCAAACGTCGCGAGATTGAAGGCGAAATGCTTCGCGCCACCAACGAAGTCAAAGCCCGCGTTGAAAGAGAACTCAAATGACAATCGCAATCCCAATCGTCACGTCATTCGATGGCAAAGGAATTTCATCCGCCGTTAAGGAATTCAAAAATCTGGAAACCAATGGCGAGAAGGCGCAATTTGCAATCAAGAAAGCAGCCGTTCCCGCAGCTGCTGCACTCGCAGGTCTTACCGCTGCACTTGGATCAGCAGTCAAGGGTGCAATCGAGGACGCAGCCGCGCAGGACAAACTTGCCGAACAGATTCGACGCACCACAGGCGCAACCGACGCACAAATAACTGCCAACGAAGACTGGATAGCCGTCCAGGGCAGATTGCTTGGAGTTACTGATGATGAACTTCGTCCGGCACTTGGCGGTCTCGTCCGGGCAACTGGTTCAATCACCAAGGCGCAGGAGTTGGCATCGGCTGCCATGGACATCTCTGCAGCCAAAGGAATCAGCCTTGAGACGACCACTAAGGCTTTAGAAAAGGCATACGGGGGCAACATGACCGCCCTTGCAAAATTGTCTCCAGAACTCCGCGACATGATTAAAGGTGGAGCAGACCTTGACGAAGTAATGCAAGCAATGTCCAAGACCTTCGGCGGTGCAGCATCCGAAGCAGCCGAAACCACCCAGGGCAAATTTGAAAGAATGAAAATCGCCCTTGATGAGACGAAAGAGTCAATCGGCGCGTCGCTCATGCCAGTCGTCGAAGCAATCGTCCCCATCCTTCAAAAGTTCTCCGATTGGGCTGCAAAACATCCAGAGGTCTTTACAGTCCTTGCCGTCGCATTAGCAGCAGTCGCAGCAGCAATCGTTGCAATCAATATTGCAATGAGCATTAACCCAATTACCGCAATCGCAATCGGTATCGGTGCAGTCGCAGCCGCTGCAGTTATCGCTTACAAGAAATTTGAAACATTCCGCACAATTGTTGACGCGCTATTTGGGGCGGTTCGCTGGTGGATCAGCAACGTCACAATCCCCCTCTTTCAAGGTCTGCTCGGCGCAGCAACATTTGTCTTCAAAGCAATCGCTGCAATCTGGAACAACACCGTCGGCAAATTGGCTTTCACCATTCCAGACTGGGTTCCTTTGCTTGGTGGCAAAAGTTTCGCCATGCCGAAAATCGGCGGTGGCGGAGGAAGTAGCGGAGGCTTGACAAGCGCACGAGCGTTTGAAGAATCGCAAAAGGAAATTGTTGCAGCAAACCCAGAGGTCTTTGCAGCACCACCCGCAGTCGCACCATCCGCCCCAGGCAAAGTACAAAACACCACAGCACCCGCCTTCGACAAGACCTCAGGCAACGCAGGAGGCTTTGAGAACGCAGGCATTGGCGGTATCGGCCCATTCAACGACATCATCATCAACATGGACGCAGGACTCGTCTCCTCACCTGCCACAGTTGGTCAAGACATCATCGACGCCATCCTTGCAGCGCAACGCAACTCAGGACAGGTCTTCGCACCGGCGGTCACTTTCTAATGACCGTCCCCACATACCAAGTCCTCGTCGGATTCCAGACAACCACAGGATTCGGTCAACCGTTCCAACTCAACGACGCCGTTTACGGTCTACTCAACACAGGCACCCTCGGCGGTCTGGCATACGCAGACCTGACCTCGCTTGTTCTGTCGGTAAACATCAAGCGCGGACGCAACCGCCAACTTGACCAGTTCAACGCAGGAACCGCACAGGTCGTCTTCAACAACAACTCCCGCATCCTTGACCCGCTGAACACCGCTTCAATCTACTACCCGTTCGTGTTGCCTCGCTCGCCAATCATCATTTACGCCAACGGCACCCCCATCTACACAGGCTTCGTCGAGGATTGGGACTTGGACTACCAAAACGCCAACCAGGGCAGAATGTTCGCTCGATGCGTTGACACCTTCGGAACCCTGGCAAATCAGCAACTGAACGCTTTCACCCCGTCGGCACAGACTTCAGGATTGCGCGTAGACGCCGTCCTAGACCGTCCAGAGGTCGCCTATCAGGGCGCAAGGTCTATTGGTACAGGCTCATCTACTTTGGGGGCTTACGCGGTTCCTCAGGACACAAACGTCCTCAACTATCTTCAGCAAGTCAACACCTCCGAGCAGGGCTACCTTTACACCTCAGCCGACGGAACCCTCACCTTCAAGGGCAGGTCTAGCGTTCTCAACCCCGTGGCAAACGCCTCATTTACCACAAACGGCACAGGCATCCCATACATGACCCTGGTCAACCAATACGGATCAGAACTGCTCTACAACTACATCGTGACGCAATCACCCGCAGGAGCAGCGCAAACAAACTCAGACTCAACGTCAATCTCTCTGTATCAGGCGCAGAACTACAACCTCCTCAGTCTGCTCAACTCGACAACAACAGAAGTCAACGGTCTCGGCGCGTACCTTCTCGGCAAATACCGCAACCCCGTCGTCCGCTTCACAGGCGTCTCATGCGAACTTGCAGCACTCACTTCGGCGCAATGGGCAACCATCTTTGCCATTGACCTGACCTCAATCGTGACAGTCCAAAAGGACTACAACACCGGAACTCCGCTTACAGAATCGCAGACCCTGATCACTTCAGGAATTGAACACCGAATCGTTCCAGGGTCTCACATTGTTTCGTACACTTTTGAGAGTACGGACGGCAACCAATACTTAACCCTTGACGATGCAATCTTCGGAACGCTTGACAACAACCTTCTAAGTTTCTAAAGGAGACAACAAAATGCCAGCAAATACAAGTTTCACAAGTGGTCAGATTCTGACCGCAGCCCAGATGACGGCGTTGCCTTGGGGCGTAGTCAATACAACCGCAGGTGGCACATCATCTCGTGGTTGGGTATCTATTACGACAGGAACCACAAACACATCAGCGGAAGGAGTTGAAGACGTTACAAACGCCACGATGACTTTTGTAGGTATCGCAGGTCGGTTGTATAAAGCATCTTTCTTTGGTGCAGCGTCTAGCACTTCGTCGGCTGGTGTTTGTCAATTCATCATTGCCGATGGCTCTAACAATGCCTTAATGCGTCAGCGCGAAGAATTTGCAAACAACGGCTACGGCATGGTTTCGCTTACCTATGTCTTTACCTTGACAGGTTCAGGAACAATCAAATTGCGCATGGACTCAGAAGTAGCCGACACCACAGTGTTCGGTGCAGTACCAGCACAAGGAACAATGATTATTGAGGATATTGGTGTTTCCACATGATGCGTAAAAGCCTAATTTTATTGGTGATTTGCGCATCGCTCACCGCTTGCGCAGATCGTGAACGCCTCAACTGCCCACCAACAAAAAACAAAGCCCTACGAGGCGTAACCGAAACAATCTCAACAACAATTGCACCCGCTTATGGCGATGGAGGGAAATGCACATGAAACCAGACAACAGACATACAAACGAAGAAATCAAAGCACGACTCATCTTTGTCGTAGCAATCGGATTAACGCTTGCCTTCGTTCTGTCAATCATCTCACTTCTCTACGGCTTACTATTTGTGACACAACCGCTCGAAGTCTCACCCAATGACGATGCAGCCTGGTCAGTCTTGTCGCCAATGCTTGCGACGTTAACTGGCGGGCTTCTCGGGGTGCTTGCGGGTAACGGCCTCAAGGATCGTCCGAAAGACCCGCCTGCACCATGACCGCTCGCAAATATCCCTTTTACCCTTCGTGGGACGGCAAAGCCACATCGCCAATCACAAAGAAATTCTTTGATTTATGTCAACGGCGTTGGGCATTTACGAATCTAGGAATGTACGTCAACCGCCCGATGCGCGGGTCAAAGAACCTCAGCGTCCATGCGACAGGCTTTGCAGTCGATATGGGTTATCCCGCAACTCGAGCAGGAAGAGCAGCTGCAAAAGAAGCATGGGAATGGCTCGTCAATAATTCAGAAGAATTGCTCCTTTGCGAATTGCACGATTACTCCTTCCGCAACCCTGCACAACCAGAATCAGACAAAACCGCATGGGGTAGGGGCTATCGCTCGTCGCGCGGGCCAGGGCAAAAAGGCGTCAAATTGTTTACCTCAAAAGACAATGCCGGAACCCCAGGCGGTGTCTGGCTCCATGCCGAAATTTCCAACGAATGGGAAAGCGCAGAAGCATTCGAAGCAGCATGGAGAGCCTTGCCGAAACCATAAATCGCCCGAAGAAATCACCCTCTTCGCGCTAGACCTCGGGACTGACTGTGTTTCCCTCATTGGTTCCGAGGTCGAATCCGCCACCTAGACGCTTCCTTGTGTTACAACATCCAGACACGAACAGCGAAGGGAAACCGCTATGACCGATACACAATTCATTTACAGTTTCATAATAGGTTGGGTCTCATGTTGGCTCTGGCTCAAGATGATGGCCAACCGACCATGATTCCAATGTGGGGGTATATGCCGTTATGGTCTAAAGACAAACTAACCCTCGTCCAAATCTTCACGGATTCGGCAACAGAAGAGATTGTCAAAGTCACAGTCGCCACAAGGGCGGCTCCCTGGATGACTTTCGCTTCGATTACAGAAGTTGAAAAGGTTGATTAAGAAAATCATGGCAATCGCCCTCATCACCGCCACATTCACCGCATCGCCCGCAAGCGCAGCTGCGCAATCTTGTCCGCAATGGGAACCGCTACTCCGCAAGCATTTCCCCGCAAAGGTCGTGCCAACCCTCTCGAGGATTATGTACCGCGAATCTCGCTGCACTCCCCGAGCCGTGTCGCCAGTCCGCCGAAGCACCGGACGACCCGATGTCGGTCTTATGCAAATTCAAGGCTCATGGGCAACCGTGACACGGGCAGTCTGTAAGAAACAAGATGTCATCCGCGCATTACAGGATCCGTCGTGTAATGTCAGGGTCGCTCGGTACCTCTTCGACAACGGAGGTCTTGGGCATTGGAAAGCGACCTCAGGGTCGTAACGAAAGATGAGGGAAACATCATGGAATTAACAACCGACGAAATCATTGCGCGACTCATGAACCTGTCAGTCAAACTTGACGGAGAAATGCGCTTCGACGAAGGCTCCACAGTCAGTCAGGCAATCGCCCTGATTATGACAATGCGCAACGCAACAGAACGCCTACGCCATCCAAGCATGAGCAACAACAACGACGAACTCAAAGCAGTCATCGAGTGGATTGTTGACCAGAAATGAGCATCGAAGACTACGAACCAGTTGCCAGTCGCCTCGCTCGCTTCTGGGAAAAACACCCCGAAGGACGAGTCATCACAAAACTTCTCACATTCGAAGGAGACCGCGTCATTGTGCAGGCCGACATCTATGTTGACCGTGAAGATGACCGACCAGTTGCGACAGACTTTGCAGAAGAAATACGCGGGTCAAATAACGTCAATAAGACAAGCCATATCGAGAACGCAGCCACTTCCGCAATTGGCAGGGCGCTCGCAGATTGCGACTTTGCGTCAAGCACCGACTGGACGAAACGCCCCTCAAGGGAAGAAATGTCAAAGGTTGAGCGAATGTCGGGAGACACCCGCATCACCGAACCGTCAAACCTTGCGTCAGAGAAGCAACAAAACATGATCCGCGCGGTCTGTAAGTCAATGGGCAAAGTTCCACCGGCAAACCTTCAAGGCATGACTAAGCGCGAAGCGTCTGCATACATTGACACCCTTAAGAGCGCACCTGCACCGCAAGAAGAACCCGAAGAGGCGTTCTAATGGATGACATCGTTTATCTGCTTCGCAACAATTACAAGCCCGACAGCCTGCATGATTTATGCATTGAAGCGGCAATGGAAATTGAGCAATTACGCATCAAGATTGACATGCTTCTTCTTCGCATGCAGGGCATCATCTCGGAAAATCAGCGCCTTGAAAGGTTGAGTCATGGTTGAGTTCCTGACGCTGATCATCATGTGCATCAGTTTGTTCATGTGCGGATTCCTCTTGGGAAAAGATTCCCGATGACCGTCTCCGAAAAGATATTCCAAGACCAAGTCATCAAACTGGCGCGAATGCAACAATGGCTCGTCTTCCATGCGTCACCCTCATCGCCTCGTCCAGGGGTATGGCGGTCAGACGGCAACGGATTCCCCGACCTTGTCCTTGTCTCAACATCTGTCCCTTCTCGAGGAGTTATCTTCTGCGAACTTAAAGCAGCCGAAGGCAAACTCTCAGCCGAACAAGAAAAGTACGCACGATGCCTCGTCAACGCAGGAATTGAATATCACCTCTGGCGACCTCGAGACCTTGACGCAATAGCAGCTCGACTCGGTAGGCAAGGCAAAGTCCAATGAGAACACCCGTCCGTGTCATCCTGTCCGATGCCGATATGCAGATAGCAGCGCATGGCGGAGTCAACCGTCGCCTTCTAGCCATCAAGCGAGCCGACAGACCGAACCAACCAACCCGCAAATACCACGAACAAAACTGGTTCCAGACAGACGTCTTCGGAGCCATAGGTGAATACGCCGTCGCGAAACTGCTCGGGGTGGAATGGCATTGGGAACAAGAAACCAACGGATTCGACGTGCTGAACTATCAAGTCCGGTCAACTGAGAACCCCGACACCACCATCAAAGTCCGCACCAGAGACAACGCTGATCACAACTTCATCTTCTGCAAAGTACGAGAGAACCGAGTCCTCATCGAGGGCTGGATTACAGGCCGTGAAGTCATTGAGAACAATGACGAGATATTCCCAGACTGCTTCACCATCAAGGACTACCGCCTGTACCCATTGACAGACCTTCCAGAGTTCCCTCAGACGCTCCCTGCGGGCTGTGAGATGTACAAAGCCCCTGTCAAGCGCTTAGGCACCGTGTCATGATTGTCGTCGCCTGGTACATCCTTCTGTTAAGTATCGGGCTAGCAATCCTCCAGGGGTTCCGCAAGGGTTAATATGCCAACACAATTTAGAGAAGCAAGCGCGCATCATCATTTGCAGATGGTCGGAAGAACACTCGGGAACGAGGGTAGAGCAGTCTGCCTTCGGGCAACTGTGCAGCGTCCAAACGTCATAAATGTGAATGGTGACCGTCCAACGATGTCAAACATCCGGCAACCTCAGAGACATACTGGAATTGCGGGGGGCGAGCATTACACAAGACCATCGCACAACGAAAGAGAGCAAGACCCCTCGGGGGGTCGCGCTAGCAGGGGGCAACCATGAGCAAGAGAACAAGTGACCCAGAGTTCAGACGCAGACGCGCAGAACTACTTGAAGGCAATCCTCTCTGCCATTGGGGATGTGGCAAACCTGCAACGCAAGCAGATCATCTAATCCCGTACGACCTAGTCGGTGACGATACGCCGCTAGTGCCGTCCTGTGCCAGTTGCAATGCAAGGCGCGGAGCAGAACACGTCAACGGCAAACGAACCGCACAAGCACATTCAAGAGCAGAACACCTCGGACTCGACCCAACGCAAAAACCAAAACAAAAACAAAACAATCCTGAACTTTTTTTGAAAAAAGAAAAAATATTGCC